AGTGGCAGTGCTCCTGGCAGTTCTCCTGGCGGCGCTCCTAGTGGTGGGTCTGGCATAGGGAGCTTCTTCTCTAAAATCTTTGGTGGTGGAGGAGGTGCTCCTAGTAGTGCTGGAGGTGCTCCTGGCGGATCTGGCATAGGAAGTTTCTTCTCTAAAATCTTTGGTGGTGGTGGTGGCGCTAGCGGTGCTGGTAGTGCTGCTAGTGCTGGTGGTGCTGGTGGTGCTGGTGCTCTTGCCTCGGCGGGACCTATTGCAGCTATTATTGCCGCAGCTGTGGCAATGGGAGCGATCACGAAAAAGCTTGGTGGCAATCCGATTTTAGGAGCTCTTGGGGGTGTGGGCGGAGGTTTAATTTTATCTAAAATATTCCCTAAATTTGCAGAAGGCGGAATGATAAACGGAGGTTCTGGATCTAAAGATGATGTACCAGCTCTGCTTATGGGAGGTGAATATGTAATCAAGAAAAATGCGGTTAAAAAGTATGGACCAAACTTTATGGATAAAGTCAATAACGGTTCTCTTCCTAAATTCGCTTCAGGAGGATTAGTCGATCCAGATAAGCTGCCAAAACAAACTGGCGATGGTGGTTATTTCATACCTGGTTTAAGGGGCAATGGAAAAATAAGTGGAGCCAAAGCTTTAAAGACTTTCGCTACACAAGCTTTCACAAGTGGCGCGACTGATTTTATTGGTTCTTCTGAAAAGAGCAACGCAGCGTTCATTGACATTGAGCCAGAAAGCCAACGGTTAACAAACTTTGGAAGAACTGCTGGCACACCATTGCAAAACGCGACAAGAGTAGCTAAAGGAGAAGCTTTCGATACGGCGCTGCAAGATGATGAGTTAAGGCGTCAAATAAAATTAGAAGAAAAAAGAAAAAAAGAAGAATTTAAAAAAGCACTAATAAATATGGCTATTAGTGCTGTGGTTAGCGCTGGCACTTCTGCAGCTCAGGCAGGAATATCAAATGCAGCAGGTCCTCAAGCTGGTGGTTTTGCAGGTGTAAGTAATCCAAATCAAACGGCTCCATTACAAGCAATTCCAACAACAAGCGCTTCTGGCACTACTGTAGGAGGCGGCGGAGGTTTTTGGAACGGAGTGAAATCTTTCTTCACAGGATCTCAAATACCAGGTGGAGGAACTCAAAAATTTGGAGGAATAGGCAATATTTTAAATGGAAGAGGTTTTACAACGCAGGATAATTTATCTAGTTATTTTGATAAAAACCCTTCAAATCCAGCTGTAAATGCTTTTTTCAGTTCTGGAGAATATATTAATAGCAGTGGCAAGGTAAACTTTAAGCCTTTCAGTAGAGTTTTATCAAGTAGTGTTTCAGAGGGTCTTCAGTCACTACCTACAAGAAACGTTGATGAATTAAATGTAATTGAAGAACTGAAAAGAAGGCAAAACATAAACCTAAGCAGCATCTATCGCGATGGCGGCTCTCTTCTACCAGAGAAAAAAGCTACAGGAGGAAGAGTAAGAGATGCTGCAGGAATCGATTCCGTGCCTACAATGCTTTCTGGCGGAGAATTTGTAGTTAACAGTGCTGCAGCAAACAGAATAGGTCAATCTTCTTTAGATAGAATTAATTCTGGAGACGTAAGCGAAACAAGCGATAGCAATAACACAGAGCTTATAGAAAAAGTTGACGAGCTTATAAAAGCTACAAAAGAGTCTTCTGGAGAAATAAACATTACTGTAAATGGTGACGGTTCTGAGTCCAATTCTTCGAATGGAGTTTCAGATGAAGATGAAAAATTAAATTTAGCCCAGATGATTAAATCACAAGTTCTGATGGTTATTAATGACGAGAAAAGAATGGGCGGAAGATTAAGGGGTGGAGTATAATGTTTGATGGAATATTAAATCACGAAGCTAGTTTTTTTGCAGGTAATTATGAATTTTCTGGAGTTAGTTCTTTAGAATTTTCACAAAGATCCTCCTATAACACAGAAAACATTCTTGGTTTAAGTAGGGGTTTTACAGTTCCTTCTGGACCACAAACACAATCGTTAAATTTAAATAGGAGTTTAATATATAAAGATCCAATATTAAATTATACTGGAGATTCTCCAATGGCAGCTAGTATATTTTATAACGACAATTATTATGGGTTTGAAAAAGGATACTTAAATAGATATTCTTTAAATTGTGCTGTTGGTTCCGTACCGAAATCTTCGGCTACCTTTTCTATTTTTGACGAAATGAAAACTGGCATTGATACAGCATTAATTGGAAGATCAAGGATAAGACATCCACAAATAGACATTCCAAGTCAAGGGTCAATATCTATTACATGCGACAACTCATCAACGAATAGAGTTATTGGTTTTGATTATTCGATGCAAATAAATAGAAAGGCTGTTTATGGAATTGGGCAAAAAGACCCTTACGGTGTAGAATTAATTAAACCGATAACTTACACAGCATCAGCATCCATTGATGTGGATGATGCTTTTTTAGAAGATTCTTATAGTTTTTTAGATTCAAGAGAAAATAAAAATTTATCTATTATTGTCAATGGTAGAGGAGGAAAAGAAATACAAAGTGTAAACATACCTAATGCTAGCTTAGTAGGCGAAACATTGAAAATATCTGAAAAAGGAACTTTAAGGTTAGACCTTAATTATGTAGGGCATGGATAAGGAAGATTATTATTACGACAGGACCAGGAACTTAAAAGACATAGACTACGTAGATCTTACTGGTTTTTGTCCTAGTTATGGTTTGCAAGCGGAATTTTCTTCAAATAACGAACTCTTGCAGTTTGATGACAATTATTTTTCTCTAAAGTCTAAAGGAGCCAACGCTCTTAAGTTAACATTTTCAGCTTCTTATGAAGTTGATCAAGGAGGAGCCCAAAAGATAGCTAATAGATTAGAGTCTTTAAGTGGCGATAATGCTGTTCTATTTTCAACCAACAACTTTATTTATAAAGATTTAAGCGGTTATTGTGATGGCTATAGCATAAACCACGTAAGTGATACTAGTTACAAAGTTAACACTACTATATCCGTAGACGAGGCTCCAAATCTTTTCAACTGGAAGAATACAAATTTCACACAATATGAATTTAAGGAATGGTCAACTGGTTTAAATTATGAGGTAGACGACATAGCTTACTTTGATAATTCGAAGCAAAAATTAGATAATTTTTATTACTGTACTGGAAAGAACTTATCAACCAGTTCAAACTCGCCTACTGGTTTAAATTCAGCTTGGACACAATCTTTTTATTGGGAACCTGATATTGGTCTGTCAAATGAAGTTAAATTTTCTGTTGCTAGATTTGATGGATCTTGGCAGCAGAGAAGCAAGACTCAAAAAAATATATCTTTAGTTCCACTAAATTATAATTTTAATTCAATATCAAAAAAACAGTTAATGTCAATGCTCCATTTCCTTGAAATGAAAGGTGGATATAAAAGATTCCGTCATGAAATTCCAAGTGTTTACAATAAGCCTAAAATATACATATGCACAGACTGGGTTCACAATTGGAATAATCCAGAAAGTCATAACCTATCTGTATCTTTTAAAGAAGACCCTCTTGGCGTCATAGCAAAGAATGTTGGCGTAGGTGGATTTATACCAAGTAGGCTCGGTATATACGACGAGAGCACTTTTGGTGAATACGAGCCAGGATATACAACAGATCAAACTGGTTCTGGACCTACTGGTTTTCAGTAATCACCTTAATATTTAAATAAAAATGTCTAAAATAAGATTAAATAGTAATAATAGTTTAGTTATAATAGGTAAGTCTCCTTCCTTTAAAGATTATAACGAAACTGGAGATTTGTTTGGCGGAGTTACAAACTCAAGTTTTTCTGTTTCATTAGAAAGAGAAACTCTAGGAGCTGTAGGATCAAAAGAGTTAAGTGTCAATAACATTAACAAACAACCTAATATAGATCTTTCTATAGATTATTTATACAACCCTTTATTGGTTAATGAGCTATCAATGGGTTTATCTATCGCGACAGGGGTAAACTTTAAGGCTACAGGTCTTATAAGCTCTTTATCTGAAAACTCTTATAATTTTTATTTTTATAACCACCCTAAAGAAGGTCAAGATGCAATACAATATTTTAAATCTAGTGATTTATTGACGCCAAATAGTGGGGAAATATTTTCTTTTGGCAACGCATATTTAAAGTCTTATGGTATTTCTTTTGAAAACAGCTCTGTGCCAAAAGTAACAACTACATACAGCTGCTCAAATATGCAAGGAGATGTATATAGTGGAAACATAAAATCTCCAGCAATCAATTTAAAATCTGGGAACGCTAATAACGTTGGTAGTTTAGTTGTTTCTGGAACTAATTTATCTGGTTACAGCTCAGACTATCAAAAGTATTTAGATTTCACAAATCCAGATATTAATGCCCCTGGGTGTGGTTTTTCTTTTGATTTAGCTAACATACAAATCGGAGGTCAAAACCTTGAAGGTGCAGATCACAGGATAAAAAGTATGTCTCTAAACATACCTATAACAAGAGTCGATTTAGAAGGCTTAGGTTCGGACTATATATATGGAAGAAAAATACAATTCCCTCTTAGAGGTACTTTAAATATAGAATCAGACGTATCAAATTATCAAACTGGATTTATTTCTGGACTTCTGGCTGAAGAAAAAGATTACTCGTTCTCTTTAATAGCTAAAAATATAGACGCAGATTATGCGTCTGTGATAAGATTTAAAAAAGTATTATTGGAAAGTTTTTCATACTCGATGCCAGTAAACGAGGTTATGAAATATTCTTCTTCTTTTTCTTTTCCTATAAATAATGAAAAAGATTTAAACTTTTGGTCTACGCCGTTTTTTGATTCAACTGTTCGTGACTCTAATGGATCTATTATTAGATCTACATCTTTAGATATACCCTCTTACTGGAGCGTCGGGGATTTAACTGCCGCCAATCTTAAAGTCGGAACAGCAGCAAATTCTATAGGAAGAGAGGCTTTTTCTGGTTGTTCAAATATATCTGGTAATCTAACAATTCCAGATTTTACAGAAACCATAGGCCGCGCGGCATTTAAAGAATGCAGTAGCCTTAATGGAGATTTATATCTACCCGATAGTTTAGTTGATGTAAAATATCAAACTTTTTATAATTGTTCTGGTTTTGATGGGAGTCTTTATATTGGGGAAACCATATCTAGTATAGCTCAACAATCTTTCTTTAGTTGTACTGGTTTGAATGGAGATCTGAATATTCCGAATACCGTTCAGAGTATAGGTAGCGAAGCTTTTGCTAATTGTTTAGGATTTAAAGACAGCATAACAATATCAAATAAAAATGTAACAAGTATAGGTTCCAATGCTTTTTCTGGATGTGAATTTAATGAGTTGATTTTAGATTCTGATTTAGAATTAACAAATAATGAAGATTTTGACTATTTTTCTGACAGGGAAGTTTTGCTTACTTTTCCTACATATATGTCAGGAATAAACGACAATTCTTTTGATAACTATAAAATAACAGGATCTTTGTTGTTGCCTCAGTTTTTAGAAAAAATAGGGAAAAGAGCTTTTTATAACAATACAGGACTTAATGGTTTTCTTCTTATAGATGAGGGTGTTTCATTAATTGATGACGAAGCTTTTTATAATTGCAATAATATAACTGGTAGCTTGATTTTACCAGACAGCTTGACTGGATTAGGTAATTATTCTTTTGCTGATTGCGGCGGTTTTATAAATCAATTAGATCTTCCTTCTAAGCTAATTGAGATACAATCTGGAACTTTTTCTGGTTGTTTTGGTCTTACTGGAGACATAACCTTAAGTAATAAAATAAAAAAAGTAGAATCTGCTGCTTTCTTTGGCTGTTCTGGATTGAATGGTAAAATAACTGTGATAGGAAACAAAGAAATAGCTATTGATGCTTTTGAAAACAACAAATTTAAAAACATAACAATAAATAAAGTTGCAACAATCAACAATAATGATTTTGATGCATTTAAAAATTCTTTTCTTTCTCTAACTCTTGGTAACGAAACAAAACAAATAAAAGAAAAATCTTTTGATGGTTATAATTTTACTGGTAGTTTAGATTTAAACAATGTTAATCTTATCGGAGACAATGCTTTTTCTGGAAGCTCTTTTGATGGAGATTTATATATAGGAGAAAAAATAACTGGTCTTGGTTCTGGTGCTTTTCAAAATTCTAGCTCTTTTAATGGAACATTAAGTATATCTGGGCAAATTGATGAAATAAAAGAAAAAACTTTTTACGGTTGCTCTAGCTTTAATAATGAATTAAAAATACCATCAAACATTAACAATATTAAGAACGGCGCTTTTTCATTCTGCTCTGGTTTCAATTCTTTGGAAATCGAAGATGGAGGCGTTACTGGAATTGGAGATTTCTCGTTTAATGATTGTATTGGGTTTCAAAGTCTAAATTTAAATAGTGGCTTACTATATATTGGAAAAAATGCATTTGAGGATTGCTCTGGGTTTACTGGTTCTTTAGTTATTCCAGATACAGTTAGTTTTATGGATGATTTTTCTTTTCATGATTGTCGTAATTTTGAAAAATTAGATTTAGGTTGTGGAGTAACTGGCCTTGGTTTTGCAGCAATTTCTGGCGCAACTGGCCTTAAAAGCTTTGGCGCTGGGGGACAATTAATTGCAACACCTGCCCAGTTTTCTGGACAAGACTGGAATAACTTAGTTGTAAAAGGATGTAATGAAATTCCATATGCACAAGACGACTATTTTTATTACAAACCATATGCAAAACAATCGACCTTAACGTTAGAAGAAGGAATAAAATATATTTCTGAAGATGCTTTTAACGCCTCTCCAAGTACAAATCTTGTATTTTCAAGGTGGGGATTTACAGGGAATTTAAAAATACCAAATACATGCACAGGCATTGGAGAAGAAGCTTTTTATTTTGGCCAATACCAAGGTATAGATCTTGGCACGGGACTTGAACACACCGATACCAGGTGCTTTTCTTTGACTAGAAATTTAAGAGGCAGCGGTGCACATCTTAAAATACCGAATTCTCTAAAGAAGGTAGGCGAGTATTCTTTTGAAAATTCTTCTTATCAAACATTAGACTTAGGTGAGGGGGTAGAAGAAATCGATAGATACGCTTTTCGGGGAACGTCTTCCTCTCCAGTTATAACGAGGTTCACAGGAGGTTTGGTTATACCAAGAAGTTTAAGAAGAACAAATGAAACACAAGGAAATAATGGTTGTTTTCTCATTACGAATTGGTTCTGGGTTCAACCAGGATACAATAGGCAAAAGTTTGTTCTCCCAAGAGACAACAACCTGGAATTCATAGGAGGTGGAACATTTAGTAATTTTGTACAATCAAAAGGGATGATTGTAGATGACGACGGTTTGTATTTACCTAAAGTAGAAGAAATACGACAAGGCTCTTTTAATAATTGTTCAGATTATGCTGGTAAAAAGTTAGTTATTTCAAATTCATGCGTAAATATAGAAAGTGTTGCTTTTCAATTTTGTAAATTTAGCGGATCTTTAGAAGTGCCAAAGTATTGCGAATTTGTGGGACAAGGCTCTTTTTCTAATGTAGCTGCTAACTCATCTGTTCCAGTGAGTGGAGGTTTTGATGGCA